ATCGGAGAATGTAAGCACGAACTTCCCGGAGTTGGTCTCCGCGCAGAATTTATCAGTCAAGCTTCTTTCAATCTGTTGTCTTTCTTCTTGTGTGGGAATCCCATTTGCGAAGGATATCATAAAAGACCCAGCAAATCCATTCGAGATATTGTTGAGATGAAACTCGCTAATCCTAGAGTCAATTAACGCCCAATTATTGCAACTAACGTAATCAGGAGTGTAATAGGAGTTCATATTAGGTGAATAAATACCAGAATATAATATTTGATTTGGTGACGTTCTATCATTAACATTAAAAGCTGGAACGTAATAAGGCTTGTGTTGTCTTGTGTTACTCCAATCAGTTGAGATGTAATACCCGTTTGTTCTTCCCATCTCGTCTGGTCTTGCGCATCTAAGCTTTTCGACTCCAACGTGATAGATTTCAGCGATTTCAGTACGATCTTTGCTCCAAACAATGTTAAGAGCAAAACTCCCTTGAAGCTTGAAGTCAAAAGCTATTTTCTTAATAACTTCGTGAAGACTTTCAGAACCGTTAGCTCTATTCATAAAGTTTTGAAGCTTAATTCGTGCTTCGTCATCTCTGTCGTCTTCGTCTTCAATTACTAAATTTTCAGCTGCTATGTATTCAGCGGTTGCGTTGATTATTGCTGCCGATATACTACTTGAGTAGTACAAATCTATAATAAACTGAGGATACAGGTTTTTCCAGTCATCAGTTCCGAACTCTATCCAGTCTTTTCCACGAACCTCTTGAACGATTGGAGAAGTCGTAGTTTCAAGATTGATGTTAATGATATTGTCTTTCATATTTTTTTATTTTATAAAGCTGCTAACCAAGTATTGACATTAGCGGTTAAGTCTGCGCTGGTACCGCTGTAAATTTGAATCTCTCTCATAGTGCCATCATAAGGTGATGCGTCTGTCTTTCTAATACCTATTGCGTCTATGTCCGCCGTACCTGTTTTAGTACCTGAGCTTGTTTGTTGAACACCGTCAACCCACATATGAACCGTTCCGCTAGAACGTGTTAAAACGACATATTGTTCGCCGCCAAAATTACCACTGTTTAGCGTTAAGTCTAGTGGTGCTGTACCGTCAACTTTTAATCTTAATTTATTGCTAGCTTGAAACCTTAAAAATTCACCTACCTCTGTTTGGTCAGCAAGTAAAGTTCCTGACGTTGTAGTTACATTAAAACGCATACCGACAGTAAAATCACCTGTTAATTGTATTTGAGTTCCGTTTAGCTCTAAACACTCGTTGCTAGTAGGGTCAAAGGTTAAAACACCAGCTGCATATGCTGGTTGCTGTGCTGCGTCTAACTGATCCATATGATAGCCGTTGCCAGAATTATCCGCCCATTGACTGACATCTGAACCGTTTAACGTAATACCAGTTGAGAATTTATACCACGCTACAATGTTAGAATCAGAGTTAGGTGTCCAAGAACCTTGTGGTCTTATTCTATTAAGACTTAATTTTTGACTTAGTGACAGCATATCTTATGTCGTTAAGCCTTCGTCATAACAAATAGCAATACCACTTGTCATTGTTAAAGCTGTCACGTTCATAAATAAAGTCGTTCCCGCGGGGAGTGTTGTTGCTAGTGTTGCAAAACCTGTCACGCCTACTGCTGTAATTGAAGCGACAACACTTTCAACTGGAAAGTAAACACAATAAAAGTCTTTACTACTTACTGCTGCTGCTGAAGTAACTACTTCTGTATTTCCGTTTTTTCCAAGTTGCTCTGTTAATAATTGTTGTACATTTTCTATTCCCATAATTTTTTTGTTTTTTATCCTGTATAAATATAATTGTCTTGTTGAATACTTGCTGTAATACTCGCTGTTGCTGTTTCACCTACACTTGCTAGTGTTACTGTAGGGTTTTCACTGTAACCGTTACCAGCGTTTACAATTGTAACGGTATTTATAGAGCCAGCTAAAACAGTACACGTTGCTGTAGCCGTTGTAATACTATCACCAACTATTGTTAAAGCTGGTGCTACACCATAACCAGCACCACCATAAGCGATAGTTAAAGATATTAACTGACCACCATTTTGTGAATACTGTACTTCTTCAGTTCCGCTTTGTTCTGACACAAACATTTTACCCTTTGTCACTAGCCCTTGAACAACACCACGAGTAGCACTCGCAGGTAATAAAACCGCATTTTCTGTTGATGGTGCTAAAGAACTACTTAAAGCTGAAAAGCTTTGAAAACTTACTTCAAAAGCTTCGTACTTCCAATATCCAGCTGGTTTAAGATCTACACGACCTAAAAACACGTCAGGGACTGCGTTATAATTAAATTCTAGTCTTGTATATCGTTTAAAGATAGTTTCTGTAGCAGCGTAAGCGTATTGCACTTCTCCGCTTATGTCGTTAGTAAACTTAACTAAGTGCTTTATGTTAGAACTTGAAACGCTTGTGTCAATTCTATTATCTTCTGTTTGTATGTAAACGGTGAAGTTAGTATTTGTGATTGCTTGTATCATACAACTATTAAATATAAAAAGTACGAATTTATTGTCCTAAAAAGAAAAAGAGTGGCAAATTAGCCACTCCTCTTCTGGAATATATAAAGGTTGCAAATAGTATTATGATGTTACAATACTTGTCAAGTTTGTGAAACCGCCGTTGTCAAATGGTGTTGTCGTATAGTCTTCAAGAACCGCAGTCGGTACTTGTTCCATTCCATCGAATGTAAGAGTATATCCATTTTTGTCACCCCAGGCAGCTCCCGTGTCAATAGTTCCCGCGTTGAGTTCCATACCGTTAACCATTCCACAAGCTAAAATCATATCGTGATCGTTTGTGTATTGTTGGTTAGTCTGAACAAACATTCTAGTTTTTGTAGCTGCTAGAAGTTTAATCTCCTCTTGATCTTGAACTGTTAATTTATTAAACAGAACTTGAACCGTTGGAGTGTAGTAAACAGTCCCGTTATCCCTTGATCCAACGATAGTATCTGTTAAAGATGACACACCAATTGGCATTGTGTATCTGTATATATTAGCGTTGTTAAAGTCAATTGTGTCAATTTGCGATTTGTCTACTGCGTCATAAGCATAAGTCGCAGCTTCGTCTAGTACCCAGAAGTAAATGTATTTCACCCCTCCCGATATCCTATTACAGTCAACCCCTCTTCCCTTAGTTAGTGCCGTGCAAGCCATATTATTTTATGTTTTAAAGGTTAAAGAAGCGAGAGCCGAAGCCCTCGCGTCTAAAATTAGGTTAATTATTATGTTTGGTGAACTAAGTCAGTACCAACTCCTAACTGAACTCCGCCAGAATAACGAGCTACCACACGCATATTATCTGATCCATCCAAAGCACTCATATCCAGCATAGAAATTCTCGTAGCATCCGAAATCAAATCCGTTCCGAAGAACAAGTTTGATTTTTCACCAGCAACTAATTGATTGTCTGGCATTCCTGGGCAAACTGCGATTTTGTATCCCTCGAATACTGGTTCGTAGTCACCGTTCATATTGTAAGCATTTACATACCCTAAAGTAGAAACCGCAGAAACATAGAAACCATAAGTTTTGTTATTCATATAGATATGAAGGTCTTCTTTTCCTAAAATAGCTGGAATACTAGTTGCCATATCTGATGTCAAAGTTTGTAAGTTAGCAATGATATTAGTCGCTGTATAAGCACCAGAAGCTGTTGAAGCGATTACTGTACCGTCTACTGCGAAAGCACCAGTTACAGCTGTTAAGAAGCCCTCGAACTCACCTGCGTTAGCCGCTGCACCACTCCAAACAGAAGCTTCAGCTCCATTAGCGATGATCTCACCTAAGTAAGATATTACATAATCGTCAAAAGACGGTGGTGGTGGCGCACCAGCACCAGCTCTCATTTGTAAAGCTTCCCAAGAACTTAGGAGATTTGCCTTACATAAGTCAATATTTATTTGTAGGTTCTTTGGAGTAAGTACCTTCTCCGTTAAAGCAAGAGTACCTGCGTCAGTATAATCGCACGTCGCATCTTGAATTAGTCCTGATCCCGCCATCCTTTGAATATTGGATTTGTACTTGATATTCTCTATCATAGTAAGAAAGTCAAGTGATTTTGCTTCGTTAAGAGCTGCGGATATGTAGAATCCCGCTGCCGTCCCCGCAAAACTTGATGTTACATTAAATGCCATAATTTTTGTTTTTTAGTTAATTAATTATTTTTTTAAATTGTATAAGAATCTTTCTTGTTTAGAAAGTTTATTGTATTCTTTTCTGCTAAGTTTAGCTTTATCAGAACTAAATTTATTAGTGTTAATAGGTGCTTCAGCTGGTGATTTGTCAAGTTCAGCTTTTAAATTAGCATTTTCAGTTTTTAAGTTTTCTACGTCTTCAGCTGAAAATTCGACAACCTCTTTAGTTGTTATAGTTTTTGGGTTTTTAGAAGGCTCTTCTTTTACTTCTTCCATCTCAACCTCTTCTTCTTTGTCTTCTTCGTCTTCAGTCTCTTCACCTAGTTTAGATTTGATGTCAGCAATGGCGTCTTCAAGGTTCTTAATTCTTTTTTCCATCCCTTCCCAATCGTCTACAGAAGCTTCGTCATCGTCTTCTCCTCTGTCTTCTCCTGCTTCCACTTCTTCTACAGTCTCTTCTTCTTCAGTTTCACTTTCGATAACTTCGGATACCACTCCTTCTACATCCACACGAAAAGAAACTCCTGTATCAGTTCGATACGTTCCCACTGGGAGTAGGATTGTCGTCCCATCTTCTGTTAAAACGCTGATATCAACGCCCGATTCAAGTTCGTCAGCTGTAGAAACGAAGATAGTCCCGTCTTCAGATTTCGCTTGCCAAGACAACTTGATAGCTTGGTCTTTATTTAAACCAAGTGCTACTAGTATTTGTTCTTTAATGTCCATAGGTTCTTTTTTAATTAAATATAATTAGTTTGATTTTATTTGATTTTCTCTTATTATTTCGTTCAATGCTGTTAGAATTTCAGCGTCAGTTGGTTTTTGCTTCATACCTTCAAAGCGATCTGTGAAATACCCTTCGATTGATAATCCGCGAAGTTCCCCTTCTTTAATCTTTTGCCATAACTCATCGTTGTTTATCTTCATAGAAACCATCCAAGTACCTTTAGGAAGTTCAAAACCATAAAGTCTTGACTTGTCCATTTTAGGATCTTCTATTATCCAACTTTCAGTTGTTAAAACACCAGACACTCTTTCGCTGTGTTCGTGTGTTGCTTTGTGGTGATTGTTATGTTTTAAATAGAGTTCACTGGCGGTTCTAACTGTGCTAGGAGAAAACCATACATAATATTCACTATCCGTCTGCGGGTCAAATCTGAAAATTTGCTTGTTGGGAATAAGGGCTGGAGAAACCAAAACTTTCTGATCTTCGTCTACTTTAGCAAATGTTAAATTGTTTTTCTCTTTTCCAAAGAAAACAAAATCCTGTTCAATCGCTGGAGCCGACACAAGCGATATTGCGTCAATTGCAAGTTCTTGTGCGTCTGGCGATATAACAAGCTCTTTTATCTTAGTCGTCTTAACTTCTTCGTAGTGGTGATCTGGGTTTGCTTCTTTACATTCTGCAATAGAATCGTATTCACACTTTCCTCTTTCACCCCACTTTACTTTTCCGTCTTTACATTTTTTACAAGGCATATTTATATAATATAAGTTATTAGTATTTATTTGATTTTTAAATAGTAGCTCTACGTCTTATGTTCGCTAATTGGTTCTGGGAATTTGACATTTCGTCGGTCAAAACGTAAGCACGAGTAGGTTCAGGTTCTACACCACCGCTTAGTTCAAAAGCACCTGACATCATTTGAGGTGCGGGTGCTTGAGCCGCTACGTCAGGTGTGCTAAGATCACCACCACCACCACCACCGCCACTTGGTCCCGATGGACTAGCACTTATAATTGATTTTACATTCGCTATACCAGCAGCTATCGCAGCACCAGCCGCAATACCACCCAAAACGGGACCCACATATGGAATTCCAGCCATAGCTGAATAAGCACTATTTGCGGCTTTATAAGTATCAATTGTAGCTTGTGTTACTGCCATAGCTTTTCCCGCAGCTGTTTGTTCTCCCATTATTTTAGCTAGACTTCCCGCTGTACTTGAAGCAATATCCAATTGTTGGTCTGAAGTCATTTCTGACCATTTTACTTGATCTTTAGTAAACTTTTCATCTACCTTAGCACGTTTTATGCTGTATTTCTTGAGTATTGCTTCTTTCATAGCTTCAGCGTTGTCCATACTTTCAACAGAAGCTAGTTCTTTTTTCTCTTGTATTTCTAGTTCTTTATAAGCTCTTTCTTCCAAGTCTTCAATTAAAGCTAAAGTGTTTTGTTGCTGAATTTCTAATAAAGACTTAGCTTCAGTTTCTTTCTTTTTAAGTGCAGCTGCGTCATCTGCATTTTTTTTGTCAATTTCAGCTTGTCTTTCTTCTTCGGCTGCTTTTCTATTTGCAGCGATTTCGTTTTCTAAAGCATTAACTTCAGTAACAACACGTCTTCTCATTTTTATTGAAGCCGTTTCTTTTTCAATAATTGCTGCTTTTAATTGTGCTAAGTTAGCTTCGTCTTCAGCTGAATTTTCACTAAGAGACATTTCTTCTTCTTGTATTCGCATTCTCTCTTTAGCTAAAGCTATTTCTTGTTCAGTAGTTTCAGCTTCTAGTTCTAAAGCTTTTTTAAGATTTTCAAGTCTTTCTTCAGCACTTTTACTTTCGTCTTCTGCTATCAATCTTGCTCTTTCAATCTCTTGTCTAGTTTTAGCCTTTTGAACCATAAACTCATTGTCAGCGTCTCGAAGGGCTTGTGTTCTAGACTCTAGTGCTGTCATCGCTTTAACTTCTTCTTTTATCTCATTGGTTATATCTCGAATACCTTGTGCAAACTCTTTTTGTTGTTCAACGTCAAGACCAGTACCAACTTGAACTAAAGCTTGACCGTACTCTTTCGCACCTTCTTTAACACCTTCAAAGTCTAGTTC